GCCATCTTGGGTGGTCTTTAGTAGCTCCACAGGTTAATGTTTCAACCTTCTGTTTAATATCTATAAGTTTTGATGCCTCAGCTGGATCATGCGGTACTGGCATGATGAAGCTACAACCAGTTAGTAGTAATGCTGCTATTAATGTTATATGTTTCATGTAAGCTCCTTAATTGTAAAAGCAAACCACACATCAAGTTTGGTTGCATTATCTACTCGCTTCATACATAGTGTTAGCATGTTTGGACTTCCTCCACCATGCATACTTGCTGGTCCTTCATCGCCTGAAGTATTTTTACCAATGATAACTCCACTATGTCGTTGGTATGTTCCTGCAGGAACTGTAAAAGTATTACCTTGATTAGATGAATACTGATCTTGATATACTCGATATTGGCTATGAATACCAAAAGTAGTCCATGAAGGTATAGCTGCGCCAGCGATAGTCAGAGGTCCTTCATACCATTCATATATAATAGTACTTTGATTGGCATTATTATTACCAATCTCATATTCCATAATTTTAATTATATCTGCAGAATTAGCGCTGCCATTTTGAAAACTAATTACAGGACGCATGGTATTGTCCATGGTCCAACCGCGATTTGCATTTGTTGCATGGTTATTGAATGCATATAAGTCACCAGCTTCTTCAGTTGCTATAACTGTTATTGAATCAGTTATTTTAGCATCAACATAAACTCTATTTGTATCACTATTAACGTTTTCATCTTTACTAACTTTTTGTATATCGTTAAATAAATATGTCATTAGATTATTCTCCATCCAGAACGATATATCAATTCAATCGCTCCGTTATCTGTTTGTAATATAAATCCATCTGCATCATTATCTACTGTACCTAATACTGTAATAGGATAAATAGAACAATTACCAGATTCATCTTTAATGATTAGTCGTGTTCCATTAGATGGCGTAGTTAATGTTATAGTAACTGTTCCTGCTCTATTAATACCTATATAATAATCATTACTTGCTACAGTATAAGTTGAAGTTGTTACTAATACTGTATTTATTGTATATACCCCCGATGCACCTTGTGCACCAGTTGAACCATTAACTCCTGATGCTCCTTGAGCTCCAGTAGCTCCATTAGTTCCCGCAATACCTGTAGCACCGCTAGCGCCTTGTATACCTTGAGAACCAGACGCTCCGCTTATACCGGTAGCTCCATTAGTACCATTAGTACCACTAGCACCTTGGATACCACTAGCACCTTGAGCGCCTGTAGCTCCGCTTCCTGCTGCGGCAACTGGTTCCCATGACATTAAATCCTGACCGCCAACATTAGTAACTTTTAGATACTTACCGTCTTGACCAACTTGTGTAGGGAAATATGTTAGTCTTGTACTATCATAAAATGTAATACCTTTATCAGCAGATGTAGTCTCAAATGTTAATCCTGTTGAATTTATATTTGTACTTACTACAGCTGTGGTTGAATTAATAGGTGTTGTTTGAAACTGTATCTTTGTGCCAATACCCGTAGTTGTAAAATCTTGCGTTGCTACCTGATCAATACGGACAATACTACCTTGAAAGAATCCATTACTTACCAACGTAGTAGTACCAGTACCATATGCACCAGGATCTGTAGCATAACTTAGAGTAATACTATTAGTAGTACTTGCAGTACAATTGAATGTACCGTTGTAAGCAGTATTAGAATTTCCAGTCACTGTATAGGTAACACTACCAACCGCCGATGTTAGATATGGAGCTATTCCCTGTGTAGGTATTGCAAATGTTACTAAGTAAGGACCTGATCCGGTTTTTGATGTGAAACTAGTAATAGTAGTATCTGTTATTGTCCAACCTTGAGAAGTGATACGACCTAATATATCACCAGCTTTTGTTTGAGTAGGATTTGCAGCAGTACCACGAGCTGTTCTTGGTGCTAAGGTACCATAAACCCCAGTACCAAAACTGTCTAAACTGATTCTAGCATTGTTATTATTTTGTGCTGTTAGTTGAACTAATGTACCTGAGAAATTTCTAGGTTGTTGTACACTACCACTAGAACCAATAATATTAAATGCAGCTTTTGTAGGATCTAATGCTGTTGGAACTGTTATAGTAGTTAATCCTTCACGAGTAACACTGAAACTATTAAAACTACCTAATGTTTGTACATGTAACTCACGGTTGAAGGTAACATTGCCAGTATCTGCTAGTTCACCAATATTAACATTTCTAGCAGCGTCTTTGATGTGGATATAGTTATCTCGTAGTGTCCATTCACCTACTTCAAACCCTGCTCCACCTTTGATATAGAAGTTACCATCTTTTGCACCAAGCGCTTGGTCATTACCTAATGTTTCGTCTTGAACATAAATTGTTCCGGTTCCTAACCATACTTCTTTAAATCTTTTTGCTGGACTACCTAAAGACCATTCATTAGTAGTATATGGAATGATATCAGCATGTGGAACAATATGACCACCTGCGCCAGGATTAATTGTTATGTCTGTATTATCTGGAGTAAGTATTGAAAGGCCTTGATTTACAGTTTCTCTCGCAAATACTAATACCGTATTTTGTACCGGTAAAAGAGCTCCAGATGCAAAATTCTTATCTGTGATGATGATCTTAGAATAAGTACCTGAACCAACATATAGAAGTTTACTTCCAACAGGAATGTAAGCTCCTCCTACCACATCATCTATTTGGAGTGCTGGAGATGGAGTGTCTTTTAATTCATAGACTACATAAGGAACTCCAGTAATACCAAATGGCAGTCCATAATCACCAATACTTAATGCAGCTGAATTTCCATATTCAACTACTGCATTTAATTCTTCATTTGAGATGTTAGCAATAATTGATGATTGGGCAGAAACAATATTATTAATTCCACTGGCTCCAGTAGCTCCATTTGGAATATTTAATGCGCTAACAGTAATCTCATTATCAGTTGTATTACCTCGTGTAGTAACTGAGTCTAAAGTTTCTGTACTTGTATATACACCTGAAGCACCAACAGAACCTGATGCACCTTGAGTTCCTGTGGCTCCATTAATACCAGCCGCACCACTAGCTCCTGTGGGACCTGTAGAACCATTTAATCCTGAAGCTCCTTGTGCTCCGCTTGAACCTGTAACACCAGTTGCACCAGCAGGACCAGTAGCTCCGTTACCACCACTTGATATGACTTCTGCAAATTCGAATTTTTTCTTGGTTGCACTATATCTTAAGTACCAACCATCTGTAATAGTTGAACGATCTACATCATCTAAATATCTGAGGTTAACTTCACCGCCACCTGGACCGGCAGCAGCAACACGACCAATAGCTTGCTCTAAGAACTTAATCTTATTGCGGATATCATCGATGTTCTTAGTTACTAGATCAGGATTTGGCTGTTGAAATGATTTGTCTGTCAGATACTTGTCGACATCTGCATCGACTTGAGCTGCTCTGACTTCTGGTGTATGGATAACTGGCTGAGCAGGAATCTCCTCAGTTATCATTGGTTGTTCTAACTTAGCTTCTTCTACTACTAATTCTTTTTCTAAGTCTTCTTTAAGCGTAATAAGTTGAGCAAATAATCCACTCAAGTCTTCCTTGACATGGTCTTTTGCTTCCTTGATCTTTTTACCTACTGGATCAGTCTCTTCGTAATGCTTCTTGCCTTCAGCAATTACTTTAAATAACTCATTTAAATCGGTCATGTTTTATTTATAAGAAAGGGGCCGAAGCCCCTTAGTTAAAACTTAAATCCATCCGTGACCGGCCGTTTACCAATATTACTTTTATCAAATACTGGAGTATCATCTTGACCAGAGTCGGAGATATTATTTTGTGCTGACACCTCAACATCATATAACTTCATCTTAGACTTATCAACGCCAATAACAAATCGTTTATAATACGATGGATCATTATATCGATTCTTTAATTGTTTGACCATGATCTGACCAAGTTCTTCAAGTTCTTCTGTTGAGATTAATGCCAACATCAAATCAACTGTTGCAGGCAAACCAAAGGATTCGGATGTGTCTTCAAGACCAGGATCTGAATTTGTAAACCCAGATCTCGTAGTTTGAGTGGCACTCACGATGGGGACATTATACTCTACTGCCAAACCCCTTAGTTCTTCTGCAATCGTTTTGACATAGGTATAACTATTTACGTTAGCCCCATATCGAAGTCTTTGTGAACTACAAATATTTAAGTAGTCAATATAGATAATATCAGGAGAAAACTCTTGCTTAAGCTTCAATTCTTCAAGTAATGCTCTAAAATGACCGGCATGGGCACCGGCTGTCGGATATTCCTTGATGATCAGCTTACCTTGAGATTTCTTCCTGACTTTATCTAACCTTGTGTCGAAGATATCTTTATCAACGACCTTAAGCTCGTCCATGGATAGATTAAGTAGATTTGCATCTATACGTTCTGCAATTCTTTCTTCAGCCATCTCCATTGTAATATATAAAACATTCTTGTTATCTAATAGATTTGCGGCAGCGCAGTGACACATGAATAAAGATTTACCAACACCTGTACCTGCAAGGATTACATTAAGAGTCTTATTAGATAATCCTCCTTTGGTAATCTTGTTAAGCATATCAAGATCGAATTTAGTCTTTTCTTCTACACGATGGTAGAATTCATAACGCTCGTCAGAATCAGTGAGATAAGAATGGCCAACATGATTATCGAATGAAACACC